GTACGTTTTTGCAGGCACTACCAAACCTATCGTCGTGGTCAGTGCTATGACCTTGGCGACGGCGTTGCTCGCAGCATGATGCAGATGGGCGTTTGCGAGCCTGCACCTCAGTCGCTTTTTGAGAATGCTGCAGCGCCTGAGCCCGAAAAGGTTGAACGTGCGATCGCACCAGTTGCCAAGAAGCGTGGCCGTCCTCGCAAGAAGAAGGCAGAATGATGACTTTCTACGGTTGGCAGAGCGCTCGCAGCACCACGCGATCTTATCGGTCACTTGTTGTGGCTACAGAGCCGACAACTGACGATCGGCCTGTAAACCTGGCTGAAACTAAAGAGCATTTGCGAATCGTAGACTTCACTGATGACGATGATTACATCGCCGGGTTGATCGACGCTGCCAGGAAGTGGTGCGAGGACTACTGCGAGCGGACGTTCGCGGATTGCCAGTACACGGTGGCCTTCGATGATTTTCCGCATGTCCGCATCGAGCTACCGCGCCCGCCGCTGCGGCTAAATGCTTCTTCATCGGAGGCCACCGTCACTATTTCCTATGTCGATACTGGTGGCACTACTCAGACGCTCAACTGGGCCGAAAGCGGCACGCAAGACTTCCGCGTTGATAAGGATTATACGCCGGGCCTGGCATACCCTCTGTACCTCGAAACGTGGCCCAGCGTGCGAATTGACGACAAGGCCGTGCAGATTACCTATCTGGCAGGCTATGGCAGCGTGTCTGCGATACCGCAGGCGTTGAAGCACAGCGTAAAGATGCTTGTTTCGCACTGGTACACCAACAGGGAAGCTGCCGATCGTGCTGGCCTTCGCGACGTGCCTTTGGGCGTGTATGACCTTCTCGCACCTCTTGCATGGAAGCAGTACGCATGAGCATCGAAGGCAGCATCAGCGTCACGTTTGACTTTAACGACACGGCATCTGCGGAGGGTGTTGAGTCACTGAAGAAGGTGCGGCTTGCCAGCAATGAAGCGGTGACTGCTGGTAAAGTTGCAGTCCTGAGTGGCACGGTTGGCACAGCAGTTCAGAATATTGATCTTACTTCGCTGGATTACCGCGATGCTGCAGGAAGTCTTGTGACGTTTGCGGAAATCGACCGCATAGCCATCCAGGCTGCAAGCCATGTGCATTTGCAGTTGGTTGACGTTGGCACTCAGCTGCTTGCGGATGACAACAAGGTATCCATTTCTTGCGTCCACAACACTGATGACACTCTTAGGATTTTCACAACAGCTGGCACATCTTCCTACGTTGTGGCGTTTCACGGCTCATGAACACTGGCCTGTTAGACACAAAAGCGGTGATTCAGCAGCCCGCCGAGGCTCGCAATAGCCTGGGCGAATACACGCTGGTTTGGAACGATTGGGCTACTAGATTTATCTCAATTTTGCCATTGTCAGGCGTTGAGACAATCAATGCGTTATCGCTAGAAGCTGTAGTGACGCATCGAGTAAGAATGCGGTATACACAGGGTTTGCAACCAAAATATCGGATTGTTGCCGAAGGACGGACGTTTGACATAATTAGCGTGCTTGAGAAGGGCCGTCGCGTTGAGCATGAGTTGCTTGTCAATGAAGTGATTGATTGATGGCAAACAGGTCAGTTGGTATCTCCATCACGATTAGCGGCGCTGACATTCAAAATGTCATGGCTGGCTTTCGTAAATTGAACTGGGCTGTTCAGCGCAAGTATCTGGATCGTTCAGTAAAGGAGACGATTGCTCCTGCTGTGCCGGAGCTTCGGGCGATCGCCCCAAAGAATAAAGGCCGGTTGTCTCGCGCTGCTGGCTTCGTCGTCAATAAGATGAAGAAGCGAGGATCGCGAAAACGCATGGTGCCAACCAAGGTGTTTGGCCGTCTTGGTTTTAAGTATGGAAAGACTGCTAAAGGCCGGTCGCGTGGTGGCTATGCTGCACACTGGATCGAGCAGGGCGTTGCCAAGCGCGTGCCGAAGCGAGCGAAGACATTCGCTATCCCGTGGGCAAAGAATCGTAAATACAAATACCTTAAGCCTCTGCAGCGCAGTGTTTTGGTTCGCAATCAAGAGGCAGGTGGCGAAAAGAAGACTAATCTGGTTTTCTTGCCCGAAACAAAACCCATTAAGGGACGGCACTTTTTTGAAAGATGGGTGCGAATCAATAATCGCATTTTCCTTGCAACACTCAAGGGTAAGCTTAAAAGCAATTTGCGAAAAGCCATTGCGGAGTCGCGCGTTAAGGCAAGAAAGATTGCTGCAAGAAAGCTTGCGAAAGCAAAGGCAGGTGCATAATGCTACACATCGATCAAGCAGTTGTCGGCATGCTGTCTTCAGCGCCGGAAGTTGCGTTGCTGGTCAGCACTCGCATTTACGCATCCCAGGCACCGCAGGGAGGGCAGCTTCCGGCAATCGTTTACTCGCGTGAAGCAAACAGCCGGATGGGCTTTGTGAGCCTAGATAACACAGCTGCATTTGCCAGGGCTACCTACACGCTGTCAGCATTGTCTGAGACATTTCTTGAGAGTCGCAATCTTGCACGCGCTATTCGCCGGAATTTAGAATACAAGCAAACTGCTGACATTCGATTGACACGCATAACCGAGGAATCGGATGCGATTGAATCGCCAGCAGCTGGCGACCAAATGCCGGTATACCGAACGGATTTGACTGTAGAAATAACGCACATCGAACCCTAGCACGCAAGGAGGCGTGACATGGCCCGCGATATTGCTGATGGTGCCACTGTATCTTTTGGCTCTGTCTTTACCTCGCTTAAGCTTGCGAGCATCTCGCATTCTGGAGTAAGCCGCAACACTGTTGATGCTTCTCATCTTGGAACCTCTGGCGGCAAGGATTTTCTTGCGTCAAGCATGTATGATCCTGGCGAGGTTTCCTGCGAGGTGCATTTTGACCCATCGCTTCGCACAACCATTGTTGGTGCTATGACGAACGATGGCACATCCCAGGCACTAACAATCACCTACCCGAACGGCGGCACTGCCACTACGGCGTGGAGCGCTTATGGCTATCTCACTGGTTTTGAGGTAACCGCTAGCAAGGAAGAGTTGATGACCGCGACGGCCACCGTAAAGCTGTCCGGTAATATTGGTTAAGTCTTGGAGGGCGCGCAATGGCATTGACAAGAGATCAGATCAAGGCGAAGCGAGGCGTAATGCCTCGCGAGCCACTTTCCGTACCTGAGCTTGGCGAAGACCCTATTTACATCAGCAAGCTAAATGCTGCTGGCAGGGATAAGTTTGAGCAAATGGTCACTGGCGGCAGGGCTGGCTCTGTAAATCTTGACAACATCAGAGCTAGGTTTCTTACTCTTGTGTGCGTCGATGAAGCAGGCAAGCTGTTGTTTGAAGAGTCTGACGCAGAGTGGCTTGGTGAGCTTGATACTGATATTGTCCAGAAAATTGTTGACAAGGGCTTTGAGCTAAACGGCATTAATGCGGAGGCAGTGGAGGAGGCAGCAAAAAACTAGAACGCCAGCCGGTCAGAAGATTTCTGTTTCGGCTGGCCTTGGCTCTTGGCATTTGGGATGTTGATGAACTTGCCGAGAGCATGTCTGTTGACATGCTGTATGAATGGATGAGTTTTTATCGCCTTGAGCCGTTTGGAGATGAATGGCTGCGGCATTCAATCCAAGCCTGCCAGTTCTACAATGCACACAGGGGGCGCACGCAGCCGCAACGTAAACCGCAGGATTTCATGCCTGTTGAAGCGCGTCCTCAAACGCCGCAGCAGATACATGAGGTGCTGCAAAACATCCCAAGGGTGGGGTAATGGCAGCAAACCAATTCGGCCAAGTTAGCGTTGGCATCACGGCTAATACGAGCAAGCTTACGAGCGGGCTCAATGATGCAGAACGCCAGCTTACTGGCTTTGGCAAGATGCAGCAGCAGCTGTCTCGCATTAATCTTGCCACAAGCTTCTTGGCTGTCACCAGGGCAGCAGGGCTTCTCTATCGGTCAATTCGCAGCGTTGCAAGCGCTACGAACAGTCTTGTTCAAGACGCATCTAATCTTACTGAAGAGCAAAATCGCGTTGGGATCATCTTTGGTGACTCCGCAAAAGCTGTTCAGATGTTTGCAGACCGTGCTGCGGGCATAGGGCTGGCAAACACGCAAGCCCTCCAGGCAGCTGGCACGTTTGGCACGTTGTTTCGCAACATCGGCCTAACTGAAGCTGTGTCTGCGAAAATGTCTGTTTCGCTGACAACGCTTGCTGCAGACATGGCATCGTTTAACAACGTGACTACAGATGATGCCTTGCGTGCTGTACGGTCTGCATTAGTTGGTGAAGTCGAGCCCATCAGAAGGCTTGGCGTCGTTCTGAACGATGCAACGCTTCGGCAGAAAGCCTTTAACATGGGGCTTACCGATAACGTGTCGAAAACGCTGCCTCCTGCGATTAAGCTTCAGGCTGCATACGCGGCAATACTTGAACAGACAACTGCACAGCAGGGTGATGCAACTAGAACATCCGGCATGCTTGCTGGGCAGCAGAGGATTCTCGGCTCAAACTTTGCCAACCTGCGATCGCAGATCGGCAAGGCGTTGGAACCCATGATGCTGTCGCTGGTTACTGGTCTTAATGAGGTTATGGCAGACTTGCGTGTATTGGCGCAGGTATTCATAGATACGTTTGTCGAAAGCGTCAAGGGGATGTCGAAGGGATCGACTGCAGCGCAAGTATTTTCTGGCGCAATCCGAAGGTTAGCGGCAGGAGTGAGAATGCTATACGGATTCTTCCAGCTGCTGTATGCCTTCTCGCTAGATATTCAGCGTGGCTTTCTCAATATCGGCGGTGCCATATATGCTTTCCTTGATGGATTCAACCATTTCTTCGGGCAAATCATCGAGAGCTTTGAGATAATGGTTCGGTTTCTGATTACCGGGTTAACGTGGCCGATTCAGAAAATTTTGCAGCTGCTTGCAAAGGCAGCGGATGCTGCTGGTCAGGGCGGTCTTGGCAAAAGCCTTCGCGATGATGCCAAGGCTATGGCAACACTCGCGACACGCTCTACAGGGCTTGGGGAGGCGATACAGAAGGCAAATGAAAAGTCGGGGTTCTTTGGAACGCTAAGTGAGCAAGCGTTTCATGAGGCAAGCAAGCTTGGCCGGGAAGCTACGCGGTCGTTTGAAGATGGGATGAAAAACATCACAGACCCTCTCGCGGGGTTTGATGAAATGCTGTTTAGCGAGAAACTTAAAGACTCTATCAAGGGCATGATTCCAATATTTGGCGATATTGGTGCTGCACTTGGAGAGGGTGCAAGCGAAGAGATTCGGGCGTCTACTGAAAAGCTCTCGGCTGTGTTGGTTGGCTCTTCTGCCGGTGAAGCGTTTCGTAATGCAATGATGCGTGGCGCTGATCCTCGATTGGCCGCGAATACCGATCGCCAGATTGCGGACAATACCAACCGCATGGCAAACGGCATTGATAATCTTCCTGA